ATAAGTGTTTGACGTAGCCAATTTCCGTGAAAGGTAGCATGTTCGTCGATTCTTTTATAGTTATATGTGCCTGCATATATATTATTAATTTTATTTTCTATCCCTATAAAATCAAAACCTAATATATAGATATCTTCAACATCTGTAGTACTAGCAAAATGCAGTGCTGTTGGGCCACTACTCCATCCTTTATCAGACTGAAAGAAATTTAATCCTTTTATTTTTTTAAAATTTTTATTACGATTTGTCCATACTTGTTGTTGATGTTGGTATCCTGCTTGGCTTATTTCTAAAATCATTTTTGTATCAACAGCAATTAGATAGTCAGGAGAAAATTCTCTATATAAAGCATTACATCCAAATGTAATTCCTTTACGTTTCAACTCATTTAGATTAATAGTTTTACGACTAGTTCCATTGCCTAAAACGAATGCAGTACTTTCCAAAAATTAATCCTCGCACTCGATCTCAAATTCTTTTTTAAATTTGTCTATTGAAATATGCTTTAAATTAGATAATTTACTAAATTCTTTTGGCACAAATAGAACTTCGTCATCGACTACACGTATAAACTCAATCTCTTTATTTCGATCTATAACTGCACAAGTTTGTTTTAGCCAATTATTATGATAAGTTGCTTTATCTGTACTCTTTTTGTAGTTTGGTGTATCAGCATACATATTGTTTATTAAAGAATTTATTCCTATATAATCAAAACCTAAAATATATATTTTTTTAAATTTCTTTTGTTCACAAGCTAAAAATAAAGCAGTAGGTCCACTACTCCAACCCTTTGACGGATTAAAATAATTAAATCCTGTAAATTTTTGATATGCTTTGTTTGGATTTGTCCAAACTTCGTTGTTGTGTTGATATCTAGATTTGTTTATTTCAACAATCATCTTTACGTCAACTGCAACTAAAAAATCTGGAGAGAATTCTCTATATAACGCATTACATCCAAATGTAGTGCCTTTATTTTTTATATCTATAAGATTAATGCTGCGACGGCTGATGCCGTTGCCTATTATAAATGCGTTCCGATGCAATTTATAATCCGCCTTCTCCTGCTGCTGCTTGCGCTGCTATACCGTACATTTGTCTAACGAAGTCTAAGTCTTTAGTTTTTTCTTCTTGGTGCAAGTCTGATGCTTTGCGGATTCTGTTAATTTGTCCTAGTGACAATCTTGTTTTACGAGTATCATCCTTTTCTAAAGGAGATGAATCATACTCAGCCTCGTAGCGATTATCTTCTACAGACTCTACAGTTTCGGGATCAAAATAAAATAATTCTCGTAGTATCATATTATTATTTATATCGTTTGTTCTGCATTTGGACTAGATCCTAATTCAGTGTCAGTTGCACTTTCAGGAGCTGCGCCAGCTCCGCCATCGTCAACAGGAGTGTCGCTATCTAATTCATCTTCTATTCCGGAAGTATCACTGTTTATACTTGCTGAAGAAATCCCTGCATCTCTTAATTCAGCATCTGAAGATGCAGCACTGCCTGTTAAAGTCTCGTCATTTTCTTCTCGCCATAAACGTTCATTCTCTGCTAATTCTTCTTCTGTCATACCTAAGAAACGTTTCATTGCAAAACGATTTGAAATATACGGTATAGCACTCATTTGTGTATATGTTGGTACACGAGCATTATCAATCTCACTTTGTCTATACGCTGCAAAGTTCTGCGGTGGTTGGAATTTAAGATCAAACATAGTAGTATCTACGTTAACACCTCTTTCTAACATATACCGCTTAAACTCCTGATCAAATTCTTCAACTACTAGATTTTGCAAACGTTCACAATAGGTATTGAAGCGTAGCTCTTGGATATAAGCTGTACCCACACGTCCGTCATTATATTGTGCTGCTGAATCATCTGCTCCAGTTGGTAAGTACGAACTTGGGATACGTAAGCCGCGTACCAGCTTATTAGTAAAGTATCTAAGGTCATCAATCTCTCCTAGGTTAGTTCCTCCTGGTAATGTTTCAACTTTAGATCCTCTACCTTCTGCCGTTTGAGGGAAAAAGTAATCTTCGTTGATTGACAGGGGATTGTATGAACTGTCTATGACATTTGAACCTCCGCCTGTTGACGATGGGATACGTCTTTGATGTATTTCCGTTTTAACACGTTCCACAAATTGCATAGCAAGGTGTGATGGCATGTTACCCACATCAACGTAGAATACTCTGCGCTCTGGCGCACGTTGGACACGATATATAATGATCGCATCTTCAAGCAATTCTTTTTGCTTGTATACTTTAAAAATAGTTTCTAATAATGAATTACCAAATGGATAGTTGTTGTCTAAACCTTCACTCAAACTTAAATGCACAACATGTTCTGCATCAACTGTAACTTCCCCGTCATCAGTTGTAAATCTACTGCCGCTCATGCTAGACTGGGGTTGGCCTACCATACCACGTGCGCCGCCAGTAGGTTGATACTGAGATCCGCCTCCGCCAGTTATGTTGCCGTTTGTTTGGTATGGTGTTGTAGCAATACCGTCTTTAAAATTAAAATTAATATTTTTAATTACATACTGCTCAGGTACTTTGCCTTCTGATTCGTTTACAATAATACGTGATACATTTGCAGGATCTACATGAAACCAACGTTTAGTTTCTGGATCACGTAGGAAGAATTGATCTCCCATTTTGAATACATTGCGTAGTATTCTAAAAATCTTTGTTTCAAAATGTTGTAGCTTATTCCACTGTTGCAGATATTGTTGAATTATTGTAACTTCTGAATTAGTTGCTTCTGATTTAAAATTAATAATAAAAGGTGTATTGTTTGCTTTATTTTTTTGTGTGCAAAATTCTGCAAGAATATCTAGTGCTGCATTAACTTCACTGTCTAAATCCATTGTATTGTATTGTCCGTATCTTTCAACACGATTCGGACTGCCAACATAAACATCTGGAAGATATGAACTATAGTTAGAACGAGCAGGGCCTGCCATGTTGCCGCCACTACTAGCATTTGTAAATGGAGAATATGATCCGCTAGGATTATTTCCTGTAGGTACTGGTGTAAAATATTTTTTCCAACTCATTATGTATTATTCTCCATTAGCCTGACGGCATACTTCTTGAAATGTCTGTAGAATTACCGTTTTTTGTATTTCGTACAATGGCAGCTTGTTTTGGTGTTTGTAGTCTTAATTCAGCTAACACTAATTGTAGTGTGTTATTTACTTCTTCGCTGCTGCCGCCGCCGCCTATTGAATCCATTTTAGATAATACAGAACCGGCATTTTCACCTGTGCCTATACCAAATTTATTATCTTTAGAAAGTTCATCATTTAGCTCGCCAAGAACTTCCACTAATTTTTCCATACTATCAGTATAACTTCTAACTGCATCTGTGTCAAGTCCTGATTTTAAAATATCTAAGTTGCTTTGCAATCCTTCAATATTTGAAAAACTTGCCATAGCACTTTGTGCATCCATTAAGGAATTAGCACCTTCGACAGCAGGAGTAGCATCTAAGGTTGGAGATGCTTCTGCTGTTGGTATTTCTAACTCTGTATCACTACCGCCTAGTAACGATTTACCTTCGCCTCCTAACCATTTTGGTAGATACTGTTTAAAGTTTGGCATTTCAAAATCAAAATCAAAGAATCCTTTAACAGTATCTATAATACCTTGAAATAAGCTGCTGATAGATGGAATTTTAATTCCTTCAAAGCCAAAGAATCCTGTTACTGTTTCCCATGCTGTTGTTAAAAGAGATGATATTGAATATGTAAGAGTGTCAGCTCCAAAAGTAAAGAAGCCTGTTATTGTTTCCCATGCTTTTGTTGCTAGTGCAGAAAAGCTAAATCCTTCTTTTCCAAAATCAAAAAATCCTGTTATCTTAGTCCATGCTTCGTTTATTAAAGTACTGATTGCATATGTTGCTTCACCTTCTCCAAAGCCAAACCAGCCTGTTACAGTAGTCCATAATTTTGTTAAATCTTCTGAGATGCTAAACTTTGTATCAGCAAGTGTGAACCAACCTGTAACAGTTTCCCATACGTTAGAAGCAATATCGGCTATACTATAATTTCCTTCGGAGTCTGGTACAAACCATCCAGTTACAGTTTTCCATGCATCCGATGCTAATGAGCCAAGACTAAATGTAGATTCACCTTCGCCAAATGTGAACCAACCCTTAACAGTTTCCCAAGCACCGCTTGCTAGATTGCCTATACTATAAGATTTAGAGTCTTCACCAGTACCGAAACTAAAGAATCCTGTAATTACTTCCCAAGTGCCTTTGAATAGTTCTATTAGCTTATCTTTGCCTATCACTGCGGTTATTGCTGCAACAATTAATACTGGGAGGCCAACGATTGGAGCAGCAATTGCAGTTGCAACCACAGCAAGTCCGCCTACAAAAACATCGTCCCATGTTATATCAAAGCCAGAAAATAATCCGGCAATTACACTTTTAACTCCATCAGCAATATAACCGCCTATTCCTGCTGTCATATCCGACGCTCCTGAGAACATGTCGCCAAGAAGCCCTTCAACGTCTGCATCTAACACTTTGTCTGTGCCGTCTTCATTTTTTCCTATAACATCGCCTTTTTTACCGCCGAGAAATGCTGTTTTAAGATTGAATTTACCAATATCTGTAATAAATGTTTTGAATCTTTCTATCATGTCTTTAATAATACCAGTTAATGCTTTTAGTGAATCTTTAAATTCAGGACTCTCGGTAAACTCTTTAATAGCTGTTGCAAACTCACTAACACCATCCTCAGTAAGCTTAAAAATACCCGAATCTATAAAGGCTAATTGTAGTGCACTTCTAGCTTGATTGATAGTTTCTTCAAAATCCATTAATCCTTTCTGTTTTTTACGTTGTTCTTCTTCTCTTTTTTCGCGGGCAAGTTTCTGTTCTGCTGATTCGTTAGCTAACGTATTAGTGTCAGTAATTACTTGAAGTGCATCTGCCAAACCAGGAACTTTGCTCATTGCATTTTCTAAGCCGCCGCCAAAACTTTCTGCCTTTGCTGCAAGTTCTTTGTTTACTTGTATCATAAACGCTTCTAGTTGTGTAGGGTCCATATTTTCAATGTTTTGACCTTGTGTTCTAAAAGTTTCACTAAATGCCATCAATCGTTTTGTTGTTTCGTCAGTAGGAATACCATCTTCATAATCAATTAGTGCATTAGCAAGTCCTTGAGATGTTGCACTTACAGCACCAATATTAGCACTAAATTTTTCTGCTGCATCTGCTGTCATATTTGCCATGACAGCACCTATTCGCACATCACCTTGTTGTGCTTTCATAGACTTCATTATTTCTTCTCTACTTTTTCCAGTAACTGCTGAAAGCTCTCTAAGATTTTCTGCAAATGCTGCTGCGTTAGATGCTGTAACTCTGCCCTGTGTTCTATTTTGTCTAAATTGTCTTGTTTGTAGTTCTGCATAATCTAACAACACTTCGTTAAGTTCCATACTTGTGAAACCCATATTCATTAGTTCTCTGCCTGGACCATCTCTAAGTTCCTTTGCCATTCTTCCAAAACTTGAGGCTCCTGATGCAACATCACCGCCAAACTGTTGTAGTATAACAGAGTTTTCGCGCACTATACTAGTAAAATCATCAAAAGGAATTGCAGAGTCTGCTGCTGCTCTTCTCAGACCTGCTAGTCCTTCACCAAACGTTGCACCAACTTGGCTTACTTCACGAAAAGCATCAATACTGTTATCGATCATTCCAGCAAGCGGACCTAGAAATTGACCTATTAATGGAATAGAACTTGTAAAGTCACTAATTCTATTTCCACCGAATGCAAGTTGTTCACCAAAGTTTACAAAAGATCCTATTACATCACCGATAGCACCAACAGCGGCGCCGCCTATTGTTCTAGAGAAGTTTGAAACTGCACCTGTTGCTTCTTTGGTAGCTGCTGTATTTTCTAATTCTGCTTTGGTGTTATTGCGTGTGATTACAACGCCGTCTTGTTGTGTTTTAGTATAAAGTTTTTGCGCCTTTTGTGCAGCTTTAGCTCCGCTGTCCGAACCGGCGCCGCCCATTCTTTGCAATGCTGCAACGAGAGATGCTAGTGTTGCTTCACTAGCAACACCGTCAGAACCGCCAACGTTAGTAATTTCAACTTCTTCTGCCACTTTTAGTTTTCCAAATTAACTACGTATATAAATATTTTAGATACATATTTTTATAATGTATTTATACGGAGAAACCCATGGCTGATTTTAATCCATCACAATTTGATCAACAAAACCCCTTACAGAAATATTTTAGAACACCTAAAGTATATATTACGTTGCCTAGTGCTGGGCAGTACTATCCAGAAGGCGCAATTGACATGCCTGAGAACGGCGAACTGCCTGTATTTGCAATGACAGCAAAAGACGAATTAGCTATAAAAACTCCAGATGCTTTGCTAAACGGACAAGCTACTGTTGATGTTATACAAAGTTGTATTCCTGCAATTAAAAATGCATGGCAACTTCCAAGTGTTGATTTAGATACTGTGTTAATTGCAATACGTATTGCAACATACGGTGAACAACTAGATGTTAACGCAACTGTGCCTAATACAGAATTAGAAAACACATATGCAGTAGACCTAAGAAAAATGTTAAACAATTTAGTTACAAAACAATTTGATTCTAACCTAAAGATAGACGATTTTGATGTAACTATTAGGCCACTAACTTATAGAGAGTTTACTGAAGCAAGTTTAAAAACTTTTGAAGAACAGAGAATTTTTACTCTAGTAAATAATGACGACATTGGTGAAGCAGAAAAATTACAAAAATTTGGTGAGAGTTTTAGAAAGCTCAATGAACTTACAGTTTTTACAATTAGTAAAAGCATTACTTCAATTAAGATTAACGAAGAAGAAGTAACTAATCCATTATACATTGAAGAATTTATTGCTAATGTTGACAAAAGTTTTTACACACAGTTGTCAGACCACCTTGAAGTACAAAAAGAAAAGTTTTCAACTAAACCAATTGAAATTTCTAGTACAGATGAAGAAGTAGCAGCAGGAGCGCCGACGACTTGGTCTTTGCCGATAGTCTTTGATCAATCAAATTTTTTCGCATAAGGATCTTGCCTCTTAGTGTAGACAAGATCCTAGAAGAATCAAAAAAACTAGAAAATTACCAAAAAGAATATAAAAACGAACTTATGAAGATTTGTTGGTATATGCGCGGCGGGATTACTCTTGAAGAAGCATATAACTTATCGTACGAAGAAAAAGAAATAATTGGTAATTTAATAAAGGAAAACTTAGAAACAACTAAGAAAAGCGGAATGCCTTTCTTTTAACTAAGTGATTTTGCTAGTTGTTGTTTCTGACTAGGACTTAATGCATCAATTTGTTTTTGTAGTTTTGCAGGTATCTCATCATCAGTTACATCAGCAGTTTGTTTTCCAGGTTCGAATGGTTTTCCTGTTTTAGGATCAAGCAGTTTAGCTCTTTTAATAATAAAATTTTGTTTTCCAGAGTTTATAATTACTACACTATCGTCGCCGTCTTTACTCTTTCCAACTACTGTAGCATTAATTAATTTTCCTGCTTTACTTTTAAATTGTACTGGCTGTTTTGCAGTAAATTTTACTTGCGGAGCAGCTTCAGGCTGTTGTTGTGGATCTGCGTTAGTATCTTTAGCAACAATACTTTGTCCTGACATTTTCTTTTGAATTTTTGCTGTAAATATCTTTTCAATACGTTTTGGATTTATAGGATCACTTGCTCCTATATCACTAGTATCGACATTTTTTGTTTTAAGAAATTGAATAACATCATCAGATGTTGCAGATTTCATTCGTTTACCCTGTGCTCCAAGATGTGCAGCTAGTTCTTTTGTAAGACGTGTAACATTATCACTTAAATCAGCAGCTCCAGCTTTTTCAGCTCGACGAATAGCTCTTCCTTTTTTAGTTAAAGGAATAAACTCATTTAAAGCTGATTCATCTAAGTCACAAATTCTCATTCTATGATATCTCCTGTAATATATTTATATGTTTCGTTGCACGAAACAAGTTTTCGCTAACGCTCAAACTATACACTTCGTTTGTAGATAGAAGTAATTAATAAGATACAAATGCATTATTACGAATGTAATAATGTTTAAGTTTCATGTAGATTGTTTCAGTCAGACGGAACCTGTTACGGTCCCATCTAATCTCAAAATGCGCTTCATGTGAGTCTGCACCAGCCGAGACATTGGAAGTAGGTAATTGTTTATACACAAAGTACAATGGGCTCTGACCTTTCCCAACCTACGTCGACATATGTAACATAAAGAATACATTAACTAGGTTAATGTTATCTATATAATACATTACCTCTCGCTTCGTTCCTATTGCTAAAGAGTTTTTATGTACTGTGTTTGTGTTTTTCGACAGCCAACATGCTATCTATATCAACTAGTGAGCCCAATTTGTTTGATGGCTTCCACACTCTGGTGTGTCAATCAATATGTTACGTGTGCTTCTATACGAGAGCTTTTTCCACAGCGGTATTTCTAATCTGGCCCGCCAACCTTAGGTGTTGGAATGTTTTGCCTGTATGTGATGTTCTAGCAATGCCTGTTTGAGTTTGTCTGACCCGCCTACTCTAACATTGATGATACCGTTATAGTAATCATCAGTTTCAAGTACACGCCTGTCAAACTGTTCTCTTGCCTCTATGTAGGACATTTCGCCCCTACCTTTACATAGGTATAATATTTCTCTTGTAAACTTATCTTCGCCTAGTGCGGCTACGTCTGCGTTTAGTCTATCACTGGAACCCCAGTAAGTCTTCCAATCGCTTTCTTTAGTGCCGCGTCTTTTGTTTTTCTTGCCTTTGAGTGGTGGCTTGGTAGTTTTAAATTTTGCTAGTTTCTTGCCTACGTATTTTTGATTTGTAATGGTATTAGTAATAAGATAAACAAAACCTTCGTACTCATCTGGTATTTGGTCAATTGTTTGTCCTTGGTAAGTCCATTGCATCTATTACTTACCGTTGCCTGTTTAATATTGCCTATTTCTTGGTTTTTCTAGTCGTACTATGTTTGTAATGTATCTCATCCATACGCATCTTTGCTAATTCTCTTATATCTCGCAAACATTTTCTTACGTATCTGTGTGTCCTTACAGAATTTCTTTGTTCAAACTTTTCATTTGCCCTAAAGTATTCTAAATATGCTTTTCCTAGTTTGTCTTGAGTATCGTCTTGCATTATTCTACTACATCTAAATCATTTGCATAGCTTGTAAAACCATTTTCCTTTACAACTCGCAACACATGATTAACCCTTCCGACTAATTCGTCTTTATGTGAAATGAGGTAGATGTTTTTATCACGCTCTCTACCCATTTTCTTAAGAATGCCTAGCGAATTTTCTACGCCAGCAGTGTCCATGCCACTGTCAATAAGCTCATCGATAAACAATAGATTTATATTTTGATATAAACTTTCCCAAACGTCACGGAATGCAAAGCTCATACCTAGTATAAGTCTGTTGCGTTCACCTCTTGACAAGTTATCAAAGTCTAAGTCTTGTCCTAGCTGTGTTATTTCAACATTTAAGTCATTCATAAACACAACTTGATGCGGCAATCCAATCTTATCTAAGTAATATGTAAGTCTATTGTTTAGATAAGCTAAGTTTTGATCAATAATCTTCTTACGAATGAAACTGTCTTTGTTTGTAAGTAGTTTTAATAAAAATTCTTGATGTTCCTTGTAATCAGTTAGTTCGTTAACCGGTAACCAATCTATTTTTTGTATTGCAGTTTCATTCAAGTCGTCAATTTGCGCTTGATAAGGATCTGCTTCTTCTTTCTTAGCCTCCCACGCTTGCTTTAAACTGTCAACATTTTGTCTATGTGCATATGCTTCTTTGGCTGTTTCATAAAATGTAGTAGGTTTGCCGTTAATGTCGCCAATCTCTTGGAGTGCTACTGTAACGTCTTTTACTTTTCCAGTAATTTCTGTTTGATATGCTAGTGCATCTTCTAGTTCTTTACTTTTACGTAAACTAATTTCTTCTTTTTTATCTGCATGAAGCTCTTGTCCGCATGTGTAACATGTTGCATCTTCTATTTCTACGATGTCTTTATTAACTTTTTCTACAGACTTGTCGGCACGTACTAGTGCAGGTTCTAACGTGCTTAATTCTTTTCTAAGAGCCAAAATAGCATTATTGTGTTCACTCCAATTTTGTAATTTTTCATGAGCTTCTAGTTCAGAATCAATGTCTAAGTGTTCTAATTCGTCTATTCCTTGGCGCAACTTCCCAGTATCCGAAGTACGCTTTGCAAGCCAAGCTTTTTGTCTACCTAAAAGCTGTTGTATGCTCTCTTCAATCTTCTCATTTGCAGTTTGAATAGCATTGATCTTTAATGTTTCTTCTGTAATTGCATCTTTAGTTTGTCGCACCTGATCTTTAAGAGCATCTGC